AATCTCTTTGTCAGACCATTTCATAATTTGTTTCAACGCACGAGTCTGTGACATTACTGGCAGACCGTTACCTGGGTCAGACACAGCATCCCTAACAGCATCAATCTTTTTCTGCATGTTCTCAATCTCAAGCTGTTCAGCCTGTGTTGATGGGTTGTTCATTGATAGTGTGAAGTTGGTCAACTCATCCTCAAATCCAAGAAGGAAGAGGTGAATAGTTGCAACCTTCGTCAACTCCATCAAAAATGCCTGCTGTATCCTGTTGACGGTTCTCGTAAACCTAATATCCATAAGCGCAAGGTTCTTACCGTCGCCAGCTGCCTCGTCGAAGTTAAGGAACGTCCTAGGTATCCTAAGTGCTGTCAAAACTTTTCCTTGTACAAACTTGATGTCATCGAGTGCTGTCATGTTCTGTGCCGCTGATAAGGTATCAATAGGTGTAGGCGCATTCTCATCACGTACTGGGATGAAGATGTCCTGGTCAACTGACAAGATATTCTTTCTCAAGTCAACCTGCCCTGTTATAGGGTCTATGATTGGAGTTCTCTTGAACTCGTTTGCAATCTGTTCAACATATGCTGGTACATCTGCGTCATCGATAGCACCTACAAAAATCTTGTACACACGCCTCTCTATTGAACGCTCAAGACGATAGATAAGCATCATATCCTCCATGAGGGAAAGCATCCTCCAGTGTCTACGAGCTGCATTTAGGTAGCTCACGCCATAAGGCAGGTAAAGTGAGTTTGTCAACAATCTGAAGTGTGCAATCTGCCAGTCACGGAAAGGAATCTGACCCTGGTTCTCATCAATCCATATGAACTGTGTTGACAAGTCCTTCTCATCAAGGTCTGCGCTGTTCACTGATATTGACATTCCATATCCGTAAGGGTTCTGGATTCCGTTCTCAATTCTCTCTACATTGAACACTGGAAGTTGTTTCCAGCCCTTCACGCCGTTCTTGTGGTCGATGTCGAGTAGCATGAACTGGTTTCCGTACTTGCACATTGCACGTATAATCATCTGTCCTGTAAGTTGGATGTTCAACCTATTCACAAACAAATCCTCAAGAATGTTCTTGATTCTATCAGACTTTGAATATACGTTCACCACCATTCCCTTATCATTAACAATCGTGCTCTCCTCAGATACAATGTCGAGGGCAGCACCTATCTCTGGGAATGCATCCATTAGGTCAGCATCACGGTACATCAACTTGATGTTATTAAGACCAGAATATGCTGATACAGAGAGGTTTACGTTAGCCTTCACCCATCTGTCCCTAATAAACTTATCCTGTTGCAACTCCAGTTTCTTCTGCAAATAGTCTTCCTTGCTGGAAGTTCTGTAGATAACCGTATTGTCTGGGTTACTCATGTCATATTTGTTAACATGAGGTATAGATGGTTCTATAGCTGTCTTCCAGTTACCAGATATTGCATTGTCAAGTGCCTGGAATACTGTTGGTTTCTTCTTAGCCATTATTATACTGTTTATACTAAAAAATAAGATGATTTATATAATAATAAATATTAGATGAATTTTACTTATACCCACCAAACAACCACATATAGTTACCGTATGCCGTGTTGTTGTATGACTTCATCTTCTGTGCGTTGTAGAATGGTAAACCAGTACCAGGGGTAATGCTTCTTCCACTTCCCATCTGTGGCTTCTTCACCTTGAATGAGTTTGTCATCATGTAGGCATTGAGTATTGCCTTGTCTTTATTGATTGTACTTTGTAACCTGTTGAAGGAATACTGCATAACGAAGAGTCCCATAGCAAGTGAGGTAATGGTATCATCGTGAGCACCATCCATATGGTCCATTCTCGCGTTGTCTCCCTTGAATATCCATGTATCAAGCTCGTTGATAACCCTTGCAGACCTAATCTTGAACTCATTATTTCTCACAAGTCCAGCGAAGTTAGCCAATACTGGATACCTGTTTCCCTGGAAGTGGAAACCAGGAAGCTTGTCAGTGTAACTGTCATATATTTTCGTTGCCCTCTGCAACATGTATGTCTTCTGGTTCATGTCCTCGTAGTACATATTCTTGTAGCCCATCTGAAGCATGGTGATGATTGCAGCATCACCCTGTCCACCAGTGGCATCAACCACTACGAAAGCATCGTTATACATAGTCGCATATTGGTAAGCAATAGCACCAATATCGTCACCGAGTTTCTTTCCAACGTATTCTGCAACCTGTTCTATGATAGGTATACCGTTCTCATCCCTACCATCCATATCTATTATCTCAATAGCTGTTCTATCGGCTGCTGTACCCCTAGAAGGGTCAACAGCACATATATACCTGTGTCCTTCGATGGGTGTCTTCCAGAACCATGTCTCATCGACCAACGGGTCTTTGAAATCCTCAAGCGGTTCTCTCACGTTAAGCCTGTCCTGCATTTCTATAAACTCTGGTGCGATAACGTTATCATTAGAACCCATGAACGACACGTCAAGCTCCTGTGCAATCTTCATGGAGTCATTGTTGAACTGCTTGCACATTTCGTCATACCAAGGTGCGTCTGGTTTCCAGCCATCGTGTTCAGTCTAGCCCAGCGTTCTTCGTCATATTTCACACCACCCTCATCGTCAACGATAGGGTCTTGGTCGAACATCCATTCACCAGTCTCATCGTTCTTCTTCTTCCATACGAGATATTTGTTGAAACGTGGGTCTTGATACCATCTGAACTGTACTGCCACAAAGTTGTTTTCGTGGCTCAGAGCCTGTCTGTAGGTATTGTAGTACAGCTCATCCTTACCGTTAGGCGTTGACACCATGACGGTCTTAGAATTAGGGTTAGAAGCCATTGTAGCAGCAGCTGTGGTAAATGCTGCCACACCCTCCTCGATAAATGCAGCCTCGTCAAGTATAAGCACGGATACAGCCGAGATACCACGGGAAGCGTTAGGACCTGATGCACGGGCAATAACTCTACATCCGTTGAACAGTTTCAGCTCACCCTTTGCATCCTTGAGGAAAATTGACTTTGAGTTCTTCTCAGATTCTGGGTCTGGTGAGAAGTACTCATTGCCCCAGTACCACCTTGGTACTTGCTCAAGGAAGTCACGTACCTTTATGATAATTTCCTGTGCCTGCTCAAGCTTGTTAGCAATACACAAAATAGTCTCTGGGGCATCTGCTGGGGCAAATGCACACTGTGCAGCAGCCCATGCACTTGATAGGGTGGTGATACCACACTGTCTTGGCTTAACAGCTACCACGTTCCTGTTCTCAGAGAGTGCCTTCAAGAAAGCCCTCTGCCTTGGAAAACAGTGAAACTGTGTCTTCTTACCCTTGATAGCATTGAATGTACTGAAATATTTTTCAATAAATGTGATTCTGGACTTGTCAGCGTAACATCGGGCATAGTCCATTTGCATTTCACTAACGTTATATATCATAACTAATTGGTTTACACAAAATTATTAAATTTTAATAAATATAACATTATAATGAAAAAAATATGAGCAACAAACAGAAGTTGCTCATTTTTTGTTATCTTACATATCATCTTCTTCAATCACATCCCCATCATCCATTTCTCCATCTATATCATATCCGTCAAGTTCTGCTGCTGTGAAATAACTGTCAGCGATGACCGCCCTGTTCATATTTCTAGCATTTACCCTGTTCTGGAATTTCTGGTATCCGTCGTTATATCTAGACTTCTCAATGAATGAGTTCATTATCTCATCACCCTTCTCAGTCTGCATAAACAGTTCCTTCATCACCGTATTGAACTCCTCGTATGGCAATATCACAAGCTCCATGAAAATGTATGGTATGATATTGGTGTCATCACCAAGTTCAAGCCTGTCAAAGATAAGCTGCCACAACCTTACACCAAACCTCATGTCCCAAGGCTCTGCAAGCAGGAAATCAGCCTTTCCGATAATGTACTTGGCTTTCTCCGTATCTGTTGGAAGTCCGTTGACTGAGAACAGCTCGAAGAAGCCCTTGATTGTATCATGAAGCAATAGTGGGAATATAATACCCTGCGACTCGATGGTACTTTTCTTACCGTTGAAACCAACGTGTACCTCGACGTATGAGCCTTGCTTAGGCTTCTTGTCAGTTATCTCCTCCTTTGTAACAAAATTTAGGTAGGAGTTCAACGTCATGATTCTATCGTACAAACCAAGAAGTTCTGGGTTAAGCCTGTTAAGCTCTTCCATATAGAGTGTCTTCATTGAAGTATAATACTCAGCAGCACCCATGATGAGAGAGTTGATTAACCTTCTCTTCGCTATCGCACCCTTAGCAAGTTCAAAGTCTGCAACGTCTTTAAACTTGAAATTGCTTGAGCTTGAAGCCTCTGGCGTTACGCTTACAGATATTTTCGTTGTTATCTTATCAACAAGTCTGCATTTAAAGTTAACAGCACCATCTGGTATGGCGAATAACCTGTTTATTGAGTTCTCGCACAGTTTCTCAAGAGAATCCTTTATAGGCTTCTCCATTTCCTTGCATTTCCTAACCAATATGCTAAGATGTGATATAAGTTCCTCAGTGTTACCAAGTGGAATACCAATGTCTTTCATCTGGGCATGCAGGTCTCTTAGCCTCTCCTTCAGTATAACATAATCAAAAGGATAGTCATCCTCACTTGGGAACGCTGGATTGTTCCCAAGTGAAGTTTCATGTGACCTTACCGCATCGAAGATGAACTTTGGAAGCAGCAGGTCTTTGTTTATCTGACCTTCCCTTATGTATACTTTTTTCATTAAAGAGTCTTCAAAAATTCTGTAAGTTCTGACTTTGTGAATGGAACAGAGTTCTCCCTCATTTCATCCATAACCTTTCGTGGCGTTTTATGAGAAAGTTGAACACTAGGGGTGTTTACAATTCTAATCTTATTTTGGTCACCATTAGTTGTATTCTGACTCATTTTAATAAAATTATTTGCGTCCTGTCTACCCTTTGCTGATTGTGCTGCTTGCTTTGTCATAGTAAGTGTAGAGCCATCGTCTTTAACATTACCATCCATACCACCAACAGTTTTTTCAAACGCATCTGCTTGAGGCGTTTTGTTTAATTGTTTAACGCCATCTGTTAATCCTTGGTTTGGGGTGGTGGTGTCTGTTGATGTCACAGTAGTCCCCCCATCATTATCATCGCCAAATTCTCTCAGCAATAAATCCTTCTTTGAATAAATCGTGCCCTCTCCGAGCAGCTTCAAAGCCTTATCTTTCTTAACATACACTTTCATAATAAGAATTTTAATATAAATATCAATTAGGCACGAAAAAAAGGGATACCTCGTCTGGTATCCCTTTCTTCTTTATCTAGGCATATATGGACTTCTGCACTCAGTTTCAGTATCTTCTTCCCTCATCTTTCCAGGTCTTTCTGTGTCCCTCTCAAGTGGGTTCTGACTCTGTATATCACCAAACACTTCATCTATTATATTCTTGAAGTTAAACCTCGACTCTGGCATTGCCCCAGGTACTGGTGGCGCAGCAGGTGCTCCTTCACCCTGGTCGTCGTTGTTCAGCATACTGTCAACATATTTGTCAGCTGCTTTCTGTTGGTCTGGTGACAACTGCTGATACTTCTGTGAAATATCATCACCCTGTCCTGCACTCAGTGCATTTGGGTCTCCTGCAAGTGGGTCATCCTCTGGTCCTCCAGCCACTGGGTCTGTAGGTGTTTCTTCACCATCACCAATACCCGCTGTAGGGTCTGGCATATCGTCCATGCCTTGTTCAGCGTCCGCTGATGGTGGTGGTACATCTAAAGCCATGTCACCCATCGCACCACCAGGGGTTTCGCTGTTTTTTATCTTATCTGCAATTTCGTCTCCAACGTATAGCTTTGTAGGAACGTTATCTTCTATTAGATTTTTTTTTTAAACGGTCAAATGCCTCAGCAATTGCATTGTCGATTGCCTCTGGGTCGATGTCGAATGGAGCACCGTCACCAATCTTCTCACCGTAAGGGTTGTCATTTCTAACAGAATCGTCGTTCATATCGTAGTTACCTGGGAACTCCTTCATATCCTTTGGAGG